CCTCATCGACAAAGTACCCATGACCACCGTCCCGACCGAAATCAACGCCGCCGCCGTCAAAAACAGCCCGACCGAAAAAGTCACGCCAATGATGCAGCAGCGTATTTTTACTATGAAGCTATGAACAATTTTTTTGGAATATACGCCAAAACCTACGCCTGCTGACAGCTCCCCGCCCTTCATTTTTGCTATACATCAAAAAGCAGACCGTTGTCTTGACGGACCGCACGTCTCCGCCCCGTCTGACAATTCCCAATCTCAATTTGTTCAGTTGTTACATTTCAAGAGAATTGTCTTATTGGAACTAGATAGAATCACATATGGCGACTAAAAACCCTCAACTTACCCATAACTAAAGTTGGTAAGATCATAACAAGCAAGAAAATCAAACGATGGATACTGTTGAACTCTCTCCCACCGTACTTGACTGGGCCGCTGCTCAAGTAGGAGACAACGTTGCTTCCTTAGCACACAAAGTATCCAAACGGTCATCCGACAAAATCGTCGCAGGTATCCTTACCTACGCTCAAGTGCTCAAGTTCGCAAAGCTTTCGGGAGTTCCGCTCGGCTACCTCTTTCTTGACGAGCCGCCAGCAGCGCGCCTTCCGCCTTTCGCAGACTTTCGGACATTGCCTGACGCACATCCGCTTAGCAAAGATTTTTACGATGTCTACGACGATATCGAATATAAGCAAACTTGGTTGAAAGAGCGGCTGTTTTCCCAAGATGCGGCACCGCTTCCATTCGTTGGTAAATATAGAAATGACTGGCCCGCCCCTCAAGACTTAGCCAAAGAGATCCGCACGACGATTGGCATTACTCCCCACACGTTCAGCGAGGTTGAAAACCCAGATCACCTCTTTGGTTCATTATCTGAAAAGTGTGAGCAAATTGGGATTTGGATATTTAAAAATGGTGTCGTAGGGAACAACACTCGGCGCACTCTATCAGTCAAAGAGTTCCGGGGATTCGCCATTTCTGACGAACTGTGCCCGGTCATCTTTGTAAATGGAGCAGATGCCCCTGCAGCATGGGTTTTCACTCTTGCTCATGAGTTGGCACATATCTGGATTGGTGATTCTGGCATTTCGGATGCGGCAGCCGGAACGGACAATAAAACAGAATCCTACTGCAACCTTGTAGCTGGAGAAATATTAATTCCGACTAACGACTTCCTACTAGTTTGGAATCAGAACGATCGCCTATCGGACGATGCGAAGATGGAACTGACTCGCAAAACATTTAAGGTAAGCAAAACCGTCGTAGCTCGTAAGGCATCGGATCTCGGATTGATTCAGCGTAGACTATATTTCGAAGTGTACGACCAAGCGCGAAAAGCTGCGAAAAACGAGAACAAAAAACCAGGTGGCGATTTTTATCGAACATTGCCAATCAGAAATAGCAAAACGTTTTCTAAGAGGGTAGTAAATTTGGCCGTAGGCGGCGAGATCACACTTGGGCTAGCCGGCCGCTTGTTGAACACGAATCCCAATAATATTGTGAAACTATTCGAGAAGCAAAATGCGATATCTATTTGACTCTGATGTGCTAATTTCGGCAGCACGGCTTCACTATCATCCGAACTATTGTTTAGCGTTTTGGGAGTGGCTGGCTGCTGGCCATAAAGCGGGCATTTTCTACAGCATTGACAAAGTTAGAGACGAACTCTTGGATGGCGACAAAGATCCCTTGCAAACTTGGGCAAGCTCTCCAGATTTGAAGAATTTTTTCCAACCCAGTACGCCTTCGCTTCCCTTGTGGAAACAGCTATCCGTTTTTGCGACCGATCCCAAGAGGGATTTTAAGGAAGCCGCCAAGACGAAATTTCTCAACGCAGCCAAGGCTGATGCGTGGCTTATTGCTCATGCTGCCCACAACAAAGACTTCACAATAATAACGAATGAAAATTCAGAGCCCGCATCGAAAAAAGACATAAAACTTCCAGATGCATCGGCTTGGCTACAGGTCCCTACAACAAAAATTCATCCCGTCCTTCAACGATTTGCACACAGTAACTTCTCCTTTAAAGCTAAGTAGACGCTCGGATTGTGATTCCTGTTGTCGTGGGTTCGAGCCCCATCAGTCACCCCAAATTCTCTTTAGTTTCAACAACTTAGAGTTCACTAAAATACGACGTAAAAGAATTTTCCAACGAAAGGCGGAATTTTCCAATGAAAGAGAAAATGGCCGCCGTAGCGGCTTTTTTTTCGCCCCTCTATTTTTCCGATAAGTACAGACGTCTGCACAGCACTCGCCTCAGTCAGCGCTGATATTTCGGGCTTCGATGTAGTTAGCTATCGTCTTCTTCTGATTCAACCCGCCGCAGATCTATTTCACAAAGCCAAGACTGGGCGAAGTCGACCAGCTCACCGGCCTCATTGCGCACTCGCTCAAATCCGGCTAGCACGAATTTTCCATCGTTCGCCCAGATGATGTGCGGCTCGACCAGCTCCATAGCTGCGGTGCGCGTCTTGACGTGCAGGCGCGCCAGCTTGACCGGTCGCCGTAGCCCTTGATCTGTCACGTCCATGATGACCAACATGCCCTTGTAGATGGCCGTACTACGGTCCCTTAGCATCCGCCTCGGAATCTCGACTCCGCGCCGTCGCATAGGGGTCACAATAACTTTCACGACATCTCACCAATACTGTACATTCATACAGTATATCGACTGACGTTTTATTGTAAAGTGCCAAGACGACAACTTGGAGGTGCCATGTGCGGACGATTCCATCAGAGCGACATATCGAAGGCACTGAGCGATTTCGGATGGGTGGAGGAATTCGTCAATCGCAGCACCGCCGCGCCGTGCTGGAACGTTGCGCCGACAATGCGCCGACCAGTTATTCACGTTGAGGGCGGCGCGCTGCTGGTGGACGACCTGCACTGGGGCTATCAGGCGGGGTGGGCCCAGGGGAAAGTGCCGGTGGCGGTCAACGCGCGGCTGGAGAAGATCACGAACCGCTATTGGGGTCAGCTGCTGGCGCGCGGCCGCTGCATCGTGCCGGCGAACGGCTGGTACGAATGGACCGGCGAGAAAGGCGCGAAACAGCCGTGGCACATCCACCGCATCGATAAAGGGCCGCTGTACATGGCCGCCCTTGCCTGCTTCGGCGAGCCGACCGAGCACGCGGCAGCGCACGGCTTCACAATTGTCACGGCCGATGCCCAGGGCGGCATGGTCGACATCCATGACCGGCGGCCGGTCGTATTCACCGCGGCGGATGCGGAGACATGGATGGACCAGGCTGTCTCCAGCGAGCAGGCCGCCGAGCTGGCGCGGTCAATGGCGCTGGGCCCGGACAACTTCGCATGGTACATGGTCGACAAGGCGGTGGGGAGCGTGCGCAATCAGGGCGCGCATCTGGATCAATTGGCCGTCTCGCCGAGGTGCCATAGTGGTGCGAGGAGGTCTAGATGATGCGGCAGTGTACTTCTCTTATGGGAAGCTCTTGGTGATATATTACTTATGCTTCAACCCGGCGAGGAGTAAACCAACTTGGAGCATACTGTCGTGCTATGCCTTGGAAACGGATTTCGATAAATCGGTAAGAGAGTTCCGCCGAAATGGCGATTAGAACAATTAAGGTAACTAATGCAATGGCGATGTTTTTTGTCGAAACGTCGAGCCCGCATGTCCGAAACATTATTTCTCTAGTCACCAATATTAACGGCAGGTGACATAGATACACCGAGTAAGAGCGCTCGCCGATCCAAACTAACGGTTTCGATGCCTTAAATTTAGAAAAAACGTTTCCCTCCAATGTCGATGCCAGGCACAGCCAAGCGCCCACAGCGATTGCAGGAAGCGAAAATGGTTGAGGCAAAGAAGTTGGCGCACCCACACAAATCAATACACCGCAAACGAATAGCAATAATGAAATACCTTGGTACCAAGGACGGTTCATTAGCGGGGTTGTCTTTTCCAGCGCTAAACCGGTCAAAGCACCTAGTGTAAACGCCTGAAGGCGAAACGCCCAAACATAAGAAAAGCTTGGTCCTGGCAGAAATGCCATAAACACCGCAACGGCTAGCATCATCGCTAATGCTCGGTGTCTACCGAAAATACAGATCAGCGTAGTGAGAAGGGCGTAAAGTTGCCATTCGAGTGATAATGACCAAGTGACACCATTGAAGTCAGCGCTGCCACAGGTGCCAAATCCGGCCTGAACGCAGTTTACCCAGTAAGCGTTAGATATCCCCAAGAAAGCTGTAGCCGCACCGATAGCGACCTTCGCAGGATCTGCACCTTGCACAGAGCTAGTGAAAAATGAAACTCCAATTGAAAAAATCCCCCAAAAGACCAGCGATGGGAAGAGTCTCGCTAATCGCCGTGCCCAAAATCCGGAAACCGCATGTTTTGTGGCGTTAGTGCCCAGATCTCGTAGAAATGTCCGATAGATTAAGAACCCAGATATCGCGAAAAAAATATCTACTCCAGGCCAAAAAGAGAAGTGCTCGAAGAGCCTCGCATAAGATTCTGGGGTCGGCAGCCTTGATCGGTAGTGCTGCATTACAACGAGTAAGATCGCAACAGCACGCAGGCATTGGATGTCGTTATTTTTTTTATAAACTATTTGCATGTTGATCATCGGAAATATGACTCGCGATTCTAACACTAGCCCTAGCTTTAGGACGATCACGCGCTCAAATTTTAGTTCTGTCCAAGTTCGCTTGAGGGCTTCCTGTCGCAACCAGCCATTGCCGCCTCAAGACCTGTCGCGTAGCCCTCCCACGCGGCGGCATCCACCAGTACGGCCTGGGCGGCAGCCTTTTCACCCGGGTATGGCCCAACATTGAAAGTGTTGATCGGGCGCGCCGGCATTTCACCAAGGCAGCCAACCACCACGGAGACCTTCACGATCTGGGGCTCGCACTTCGGCACGCTACCGCAGCCGACCAAGATCAGTGCCGCCATGCTGACCTGCGCAAATTGACACGTGTACCTCATTTTTGCCCCCACGCTTCGCGCAGCACACCGTTGCAGTTCGTTGCCGCACTCGCGCGCGCGGCCGCCTCGCGGGCGCCGGTAGCCTTGATGGCGCTCGCTGCATATCGCTCAGCCATGTCTCGGCGGTCGTCCGCAGCTTTTGTGCTCGCGGCCATCGCATCCACCGCCGAATTCTGGAGGTCGATACTAGCGCGCAGCGCGGCGCTGACGCCCCGCTCGGCTTTCAGTTCGATGCGCGCCTGCGTAAGTTCGCGGTTGGCCAGCCACCACGCTGTGCCACCAGCCCCGCCGACCACCAGCAGCACGCCGGCCAGCACGGCCGCGGCCACCTTCCAGACCTGGCCGGTGGCGGCGCCAACCATCGCGTCCAGGCCGATCATGAGTCGCTCCAGTCCGGCAGTTGCACCGTCTGCCCGGCCAGCGCGTGTGTGCAATCGCTGAGAAACTGGATCTGTCCATCGGTGACGAACGAATGGCAAATGCCACACTTGAACGGCGACGGTCGCCTGAACCGCGCCTCGTAGGTGCACCAGCATTCCTTGGCATCACCATCGGCATGGTGCCCGCTGCGGGCCAAGATGGATGGCGTGAACGTCGGCGCGTCCGGATTGCCGTTGTAGCCCCATATCGGGCGCGGCGCGCCGTTCGCCGCCGGCGCCACCGCAATAACATGGATTTCTCCGCAGCCTGGGCAATCGAACGCCACGTAGCCGTCGGCCATGAGGTCCAGCTTTCCTTGGGCTCGGGTCATGAAATCCCCTGCGTGTAGACCACACCGCCGGGCGCAAACGTCGCAGTCAGCACCTCGCGCCGCGCCGCGCCGGCGGACAGCCCGATATGCACCCAGGTGCCCTCGTAGATCACCTGGTCGAACTGGATGTCGCTGTCGCGGATCAGCTTCGCCAGCGCACGCGGCGTGAAGCCGGGTACGCTAATGTCGGCCGCGAGGCCCTGCAGGTGCGAGCTGCTCTTCGCGCCGCCCACGGCCACATTCACCGCCGGTGAGCGGTAACCGCTGGACACCAGCACCGGACCGCCGACCAGCGCCCGGACTTGCTCCAGCACGGCGGCCACTCGGCGCAGGTTCGCCAGCTCGGCATGGCCTGGCCGGTTGTCGATGCGGTGGCGCGCGGCAAGCTGCGACGCCACCAGTTCCTCCAGTGTGAAATTTTCGCTCAGGTTCATATCAGGTTTTCGCTTTCCGGCGGTTGGTCGCCATGTACATCGCCACGCCAACGGCGAAGACGCATTCAAAAAGATCACGATTGGCAAACGTGCTGATGACGGCCGCAGCGGCGCCGGTCACCAAGGCAATGTAGGAAAGGCGGACCAGGTTCTGTGTGGCCGGCCCCATGCGGTTCAAGGCGGAAATCCCCTTGACCAGCACGTAGAGCGCTGCAAGCGCCTGAATCACGGAAATAATGGACATGGCTCACTCCTTGGAATCCGGTACGTTTGGGATCTTGATGTTGCGGAACCGGTCCACCACGGCCAGCAGTGCAGGTACGGCGCGCATGGCCACCAGCCCGGCGAAGAATCCTAAGCCGCGTTCAAATTGGTCCGGCAGGCCCAGGTAATGGAGCGCCAGAGGCGCGGCGGACACGGCTACCGCCGTACCGGCCAGCACGGCGGTTACGGCCTGCACGCGGGTCATTTCCTTGGCGTAGCTAAGAGAGACCGCCGCGCCGAGGAAACTGAAGACGACAGTAGCGACTTTGATGCCTGCGATACTTTCAGCGGTATTTGGATCCAGTGGCATATGGGCTTTCGTAGTGAGTAGATTGGTGCGCGGCGGCGCGGGGGCAGCGAATTCGTTTAGTGCATCCAGGCGTTGGCGGCGAGTTGCAAATACCACGCGGGACTGCTGGAGCAAAAAAGACCGGTATTGTTCATAGCTCGCACCCGGTAAATTGAATGGTTTGAATCCCCGCTAGCGCGATTAGGGAAGTAGCATTACCGGCTACCAGCCCCGCCGCACCACTGGTCAAGAGGGTGGCGCTTGATGTCGTCGCGCCTCCAAATACGGCGCCCCCAGTTGTTGCCCCATTTGCGGTAGTGAATGCAATCGTGCCGCTTGCCAACATACCTGTGGGTGCGACGCGGGGAACGACAGGGAGACCAATAGAAACCTCAGCCACGTTTGCGGAGTACGCTTGTCCAATATATGCATGAATGGAATTACTGATCTGAATGACAGGCAAATATCGCTGGCACAGTGCCAATTCCATCCCAATTGGCCGCTGTTCAGATGGTGTAGCGACTGCGCCAATCTCAAATTGAGCGTCCGTAATGGTGATCGCGTTCGTCGAACGTACTGCAAAGCTGACACCACACTCCACATAACTCCCGACACCCACAGTCTTTCCGACGATACTAGGCACAGCGAATGTGCCGGAGTATCGCAGTATCGTGTTATTTGGAAGAAAGCCCACGGGGGTCTGCTGTACGGCAGAAGACCCGCCAGCCCCAAAATTCTGGACCGTGTAAATAGTTGAGCCAAGCGACGCTTCCGCAGTAGCGACATAGAACGACGCTGTGGCAGTCTGCCCAGCGAAAGTGTCGGCACCTTCAATGCGTTGCGCAACATAGAGAACCCCAGTTGTGGGTGCCACACTAAAGCTCACGCGCATACGCCTGTGCACATCCGAGCTAGCAAAGGTTGTCGCGGTTTGCTGGATAGCGACAGTCTGGTTAGTAGAGTTGATGATCAGCCAGCGGTCTAGAACGTAGGCACTCGCGCCGGCTGCAATATTGACGCTGCTCCCGTTGTTTCTTTGATCAATGCCCATGTTGCCATTGATGAGCTTATTGCGCAGTCCCGCCAACTGGCCGCCATTCAAACTGGCCATTTGAAAATTCTGCGCGACGTCCCCGTTCAGCTTGGCCTTTTCAGCGTCCAGTTCATTGATCGCGGCCTGCACGATAGTTGCGGTGATATTCCCCGCCGGCGTGTTGCCAACCAGGGCGCCGCCGCCCTGTGCGGCAAGCTGCGATGCGACCAGGTTTGTCGGCGACCAAGCGCTGCCGCTCCAAGTGCGCTCCTGGCCAGCGGTGGTGTTGTAGTAGCGATCCCCGACCTGGCGCGCCGTACCGTCAGGTCGCGCGGACGGATCCGCTGCCAGCGGGCCGTAGTAGGTGGTGCTCACAGCGAACAAGTCGTTGAGACGTTGGATGTAGTCCGGTTGGCCGGCGTAAAAAGGTGCAAACATTAGATTTCCTCAATCTCGCATGGGGCGGCGTATGTGTTGAAAAATGGTGTGCTGATCGACGGCATACTGGAGAGCTTCCCGTAGACCTGATGCGCCTGCTCCAGCTCCGGGTCCGCCGATTCGGGGAACAGGCTAAAGAACAGCGGCCGGGCCTTACCGTTGCCGCGCACGATTCGCCAAAAGTTGGCCCGGTCTTGCGGCCTCATGTGACTCAGCTGGATCGACAGCTTGCGGTAGCGAGCGCCCGCCTCGGTGAGCAGGGTGCCGCCATCGGTGCGGTAATTCTGGCTCGCGTCCTCCGGTGTTACGGACGCGCCGTAATCGGCGTTGAAGGTTGGGCTCCATGCCGCGCCGACGACTAGGCGCGCGGCCTCTATGTAGCCGGCGGGATTGTCCGGGTCGGCCAGGTCGATCACGATCTGCTTCGCCAGCAACTGGGGAAACCACAAGCGACCATAAGTGCCACCGCCGCGCGTGAATGCGTTCACGCCCAACGGCGCACCCCAGTCCCACATGCCAAGCGGCGCATACGCGCACGCCAGCACATTGCCACTGTCGTAGTCATACGATTGCCAGCTGTCGATATAGCCTGCTGGGCGGATTGCCGGCGCTGCTGTAGCCGGGTAATAGGACGACAGCGCCCCCGTGTTGAGCATCGCGCCCCACAGGAGCAGCCCGGAAGACCCATCGCCGGTGATTGCCGCCGCTCCGGCGTAGGGGAAGAACCGGAAGCTGAGGCTGGTATCCGTCCCAGTGGTGAAGGTCAGGTTGACCCTCCACATGCCACACGAGGCAATCCACTGAGCACTGGCCGACGATGCACCTGTGAAGGTCCCGGACGAGCCTGCTGCGGCGATTACGCTACCGGTACCGCCGGAAGTGGCCGGAGTGAGGTCCACGACGACCGATGAGCTGTTTGCCCCGGCTGCGCTATAGGGGGAAATCCGAACAGATGTCGCTATGCCCACGGCCTTGGCGAACACGCTGAGTGTGTAGGTGGTCGCCGTGGCGGACTTGGTGATGGTCTGTGTCGGGACGCCCGAGATGAAGGCGTTGGTTCCAGATGTCGGCCCAATAAGTTCCGCGTTGTTGCTGCCGTCCGGTGCCAGTCCTGCACCTGAAGTGACGAAGTACGAGGCGGTCTTGACCCAGGCCGCGTTATCGAACTGCTCCGAGTACAGGACCAGATTAGTCGCCGGCGCCTCGTTCGACACGCGCGCGCGGACCGTGGAAGTGGAACTCAGATTGCAGAACGGGAGCGCCACGCCGCTGAGCAGTTCCGGATTGACCCAGGTCGCGGTGAGTCTCGCTGCGGTGCTGGTGGAGCGCCAGATTGCGCCCTTGTTGTCGGTCTGCAGGTTGGCGGCGACCAGCGCGCCCGCCGTGGTGCTGGCCGTCAAAGCAGCGCGATCGGCGGCGTTGTCGTAGATGATTCGCAAGTTCGGCATGGGCTCAGGTATCCGTTACGTCTGCGTTTTGGCAATGCTGCGGATCTACCCGGTCGAGCAGGCGGCACAGGAGGCACCAGCGGCGCACGCCCAACCTGGCGCCGCGCGCTGCGCGCCGGCTGATGGTCTGATCCCATCGTCCGCCGGTGGCGACGTTGGCGACGCGGTCATAGGACAGGGCAATCTGACGCGCGCGCTCGCTACCGGTCACGATGGCCCCAAGCATCCACAGCGAGGACCATGCGTGGGCGACCTGGCACAGCACCCACAGCCCCACCAGCGCGGCGCGGCTCATTGAGGCCACCCGATTGCGTTCAGCTCGGCGATGGTGGTGGCGTCCGCGATCTGGGCGCGCAGCTGGCGGCACGTTTCGAACACGTCCGCGATGTGCCGGCCCAGCGCCACACCGACGGCGATCATGTCCTCGACATCCAGCGTGCGCACGGTGTTGTCGGCCAGCGTCCAGTCAATCTGAAACGGTTCGCTGGCCATCTGCGCCAGCAATGCCATTTGCGTCGCACCGGTGACACGCGCCTTATCCGACTGGAAGCGTGAATCGCCCCAAACGAAATCGGCAGCCTCAGCCGCGTCGCGATCCAGCTTGATCCGCGTCCATGTGCGGTCGCGCGCCGCTTCCAGCGTGTCGCTGTTGTCTGCGGCTATCTGGCCACCGAAGAACGGACTGTCCGCCTGCGCGATCAGGGCGTCTTGCAGCTCTTCCAGCAGCGAGCCGGTCCCGCCAAATACGGTCGTCTCCAGCGGGACGTACCAGTGCCAGGCCAACGGCAAGCCGGCGAGGAAGCCGGCCTCATCGGCATGCGATGCTACGGTCACGACCGCTTTGCCGCTGACCAGATCGGCCTCCAGCTTGACCGCGCGGTGGTAGCCCAGGCCGATGCCGTTGGGCGCATTGGTGGGGTGCAGAATGGGCATGTTGCCTCCTATTTCATGAGTGGGAATGGGATAGGGATCGATGGCCAGTAAGAGCCGCCAGTGCCGATTTGACCGGCGCTGGCGCAGGCCATGCGCACAAATCCTGCGGCCTCGCTGCGCACGCACGGGCGCAGCAATTCGGATACCGTGGCCGGTGTGTCTTGCAGGAAGACGAAGCCGAACGGGTTGAGCGTGTTATTGAGCAGCATCCAAGGCGAACCACCGCTGCTGTGCGCCAGCGCAGGAGCCTGCGGCTGCCGATTGGAGTCGGATGGCGCGGTGATCGTCGTATTGATCGCAACTTCGGACACGCGCGGGCCCGGCCTGTTCGAGTCGAAGACCAACACGCCGGCGCCGTCGAAGCACTGCAGCCCGAAGCCGCCGCTTGGCGCTAGGCTCTTGGCCACCCCGAACACCTTGTACTCCACCGTGCCGGCCTGGCTGCGAAGGTAATCGTCGCCGGGATTGGCCACGTTCGAGCCGAACACGGATAGCCGCGCGGTGGACAGGTCCAGCGTCGTCAAGCCGACGTACTGGGTGCTGGACTGGAACCGAGCGAACACCAGGGGCGGCGCGTCCACCGCGGCGGAAAACGAAATATCCGAACCGCCAGCAGCAACCGATACCGTGCCCGCACCCAGCAGGCTGTAATTCTGGAGCTCGCTGTCGATCAGAACATCGCCGAAGCTGTTGAAAATTTGGAGGCCGAAGCTCATAGGCTGAAAAGGTGAACGGTGGCGGCGGTGCCACCGCCGAAGAATGCGCGCTTGATGCGGATCTGGTTCGTCTCCACTACGGGGAGTCCGGAGTTGACCGTCATGGTGATGGCGAACCAGCGGCCCGGCACTGCGCCAGGCGCGCTGATCAGCACGTCGTTTGTGCCATCGGCGGTGTAGGAATAGGAAGCCCGGTACCGGAACGTGAGGTCACCCACATCCAACTGGAAGTTCCCGCTCAAATCGAAAATTTGGAGTCCGAATGCCATGGTCTAAAGGCTCAAATTGCCCAGCCTGATACGCATGACGTTGCTGGTATCGAAGACCTTTTGTACGTTGTCTGCGAGCTCCATGCGGCCACCGCTGGTCGCAGTGCGCAGCAGGCCGATCAGCGCGCTCACGGCCGCCAGGTTGGCGATGTTGAAGGTGCCGGAGTATGTAGCGATGCCGTTTATGCTGGTAAATTGCGGCGTGTAGATGTTGCCAGTGGCGTCGATCTGAGCGTATTTGCCCAAATTGGCATTGCCCAGCAACAGTCCCGCCGAACTCAAGTGGAAGCCGCCGCCGCCGTTTGTCGGCCATGCATAGGCGCCCGTCGGGTAGCCAGTGCCGCCGTGGATGCTGACTGAATACAGGTCGCCGGCGGTGATATTGCCGATGTCGGCCACAATCGCCGAAAGCTGAGCGACTTTCAGATATAGCAGGTACGGCACCTGCCATGTCGTCGTATCGGTGAACGGATCGTAGATGCCATCCGAGAGGAAGTCGCGCTCGCCAGCGGCAAGCTGGTGCGGCGAGCCGCCCCATACCGTGCCGGCGCCCCAGCTATCGAGCGGCGGATACGACGTGTCGCCGGCCGTGGTGATCGTGGTCGGCGTGCTGCTCAGTGACGTGAGCGTGGTTTTGCTGTACGCGCGACGCGAGCTCTTCCCGGTCACGCCGTCGTTGACCTTGGTGATGATCTGGGTGGAAGTGTAGACCTGGCCATCTACCGTGATCGTCGCCGTGACCGTGCACGAAAGGCCCACCATGCTGGAAAAATTCAGCGTCGCCGTGTTCCCGGCTACACTCAAGCTGCTACCGCCGCTCGCGGACCAGGCGACGGTACCGACCATGTTGAGCAGCCTGGCGGTCAGGTCGATGGACGATGGCGAGCCGACATTATTGGCTGCGACCTTGAACACTTGCGCGCTGGAGGCTACCAGCAGCGCGCGGTCGGTCGGCGGCGCGAAGCGCGGCACCGTGCCCTGGATCAGGACATCGCGGTCATTGACCAGGGTCGTCATACCATCACCCCGACAGTAACGCGGCGCTCCTGCCAATTCTTGGCCAGCATCACCACCACGCTGTCACGCCCGGCAGCCAGGCTGTAGCGCGGGTACGTCACGCGGCCGGCGGCGCCCAGCTCCAGCATGAGCATGTCCGGCGTTCCCTCGAATTGATAGACGGTGCGCTGCGTCTTGAGCAGGTCCAGTTCGCGCTGGGCTTCGGCCTGGGCGTCGGCGCCGACCAGCAGGCACGTCTCGCGCTGCTCAGGATCCGCGTCGAGCTTGTAGCGAGCCAGCACCGCGGCGTCGCTGACGGTCCGCGTCAACCATTCGGTGGCGTAAAGGTCCTTGTGCGCCGCCGGGAGGTTGGTCGTCATGTTGGTCTGCACAGTCCAGTTCCTGCAGAAGGCGACCTTGACGGCTCCGATCACCTCCAGGCGCTCCACCGGGCGGAATGTCTTTTCGCGCATGCTGTGCACCGTCATGTCGGTGACGGCGCCGGAGGCGGGAAGCGCGATCTGGATCAGCCGCAGCTTGCCCGTGGCGGACATGATCGGCTGCGCGCCCACGCTGGCGGCCAGCTGCTTGATGGCCGTGAAGCAGGATGTGTTGTCGGCCACCAGCAGGCCCACCGGCTGCGGGTGCGCGGCATCAAACGCGGCAAGGTTCACTGCGTCCAAATCGGCCGCGGTGAATCGCTGGGGGGCGCTGCCGTACTCGGTGGCGATCAACTGAACCAAAGGCGAAATGCGGTTGCTGTAGACGCCGGCCGCGCTCTTGACGCCGGCTACGCTGACGGTCAGCGATTGCGGCGCCAGCCCGGACTGAAGCGTGATGCGGCCGGTGGCGTTGTCGACGCTGGCAAGCACCGGCTTGCCGACGTCGCGCACCTCGTCGATGATCTGCAGCGGCCCCGGGCCGACGCGGTAGGTCAGCGTCGCCGAATTCTCCAGCAGCGGGGATTGGTTGTGCACTTCGCCGAATGGCACCGGCACGATGCTGTCCGCGTTGGGCGACGTGCCGCCCAGCTTGACCTCCGTGACCGCCGCATTCAACCTCTGCATCTTGTCGCGCAGCTTGATGTTGAGCGTGTTGCGGTCCTTGGTCGGGTCCAGGTCATCTACCAGGCCGTCGAAGACCAAGCGGAAAGCCGCGCGCGGCCAGCGCGCGTCGCCGATCCACTGCCGATTTGGCTTGTTGCGCCACACGTAGCCGAGCCATGCGTCCAGCGAGCCATCGTGGTTAACCAGCTCCTGGTCTCCGAACACCAGCCCGGCGTCACCGTTCAGCGCCACCTGCTCCGTGATCGGCAAGCCACCGCCCAGTACCGGCAGGTATGCCTGATTCGGCGGGGTCTCGGCCGGCCCGGTGACATACGGTGCGCTGGACAGGTAGAGCGTGGCGTCGGTGCCGTTGATGTCGGCCACGACCTCCACCAGCGTCACCGGGGCCGCGTCCGAGTCGAGCAACCAAGCCATGAAATCCTGATCGGTCATACGGTTGCAGCCCTCCGGGATTGCTTCTGCCAGGTCTCGCCAGTGGAGGCGGCCTTGGTGCCTTGATTGATCATGTCGGCGGTGCGCTTGTGGGCCTCAGCGTTCGCCTGGATGCTGGCGACGACGCCTTGCACGCGTTCCTTGCGCAGGGCGGCTACTTCAGCGCGCAGCGCCTTCATTTCCGCCACCAGGGCGTCCTGATTGCCGCCGCCGGTGGATGGCGCGCGCCCGAAGTAGCGACGCATCGCGGCCATGGCCGGTGCATCGATTACTGCCTCATCCTGGTGCGCGACCATCGGATAACCGTCATACGGCACCCGGGTCAAGCCACTCGCATGCGAACCCGCAATCTTCATGAAGCCGCCAGCGTCGGCCAGCGCGCGGATGGCGTCAGCCACAGTGGCCACGCCGGCGTTGATGTCGGTCAGCACGCCAATCGACTTGTTGTAGGCGTCCAGCGTGGCCTTGCCCAGGTCGACCTGCTCCGAAGCCCATTTCAGAGCCTCCGCCGAATCCGACTGTACTTTTATGAAGTCCGACGTGTAATCGCCGCTCGACGCATTCACCAACTTTGACGCATTCAGGAAAGCGGTGGCCAGGCCGGCCAGCTTGTCCTGCGCGTCGGCGTCACCGCCGCGCGCCAGCGCCAGGTCCTTGTCGTACTCCAGGCGCGCCTGCTGGTATTTATCCATTGGGTTAAGGATGGACAGGTCGCCGCCCAGCAGATCCGAGCGCAACTTCGTCATGGATGCGGCAAACGCCGCCGTGCGATCGGTGACGCCCTGGAGCGCGGTCTTGGCGGCGTCCTGCGCCGCCTTGGCAGCTTTGGCGGCCTGCACCTGGTCGAACAGCGACTGGTTGTTTGCATCGAGCGCGGCGCGCTGTTCGGCCAGCAGCTGCAGAGAGGTCTTGGTCAAACCGTCCAGCTCTTTCTGCAGGTCGGCGCGCTGCGCAAGCATATCGCGCTGCGCCTCGTTCGCCGCATCGGTGACAGTCTTGAATGCAGGCGCCAATGCGAGCAGCGCGGCGTATGTCTTGGCGCCACCTTCGGACGCGAGCTGCCCGGACGACGTGAGATCCAATACCGCCTTTTTATAGTCGTCGACGGTCTTAAGCTGCGAGTAGCCCAAGGTCGCCAACTGCTCGTTGACCTGTTTCTGGACTGGCGCAAGCTGCTCGGTCGCGGTGAGGAAATTCTGTGTGAAGTAGCTCACCTGGCTCGCCAGCGCATCCGTGCCGCCGGCGAACTTGAGCAACTGCTCGCGCGCAGCAAGCGAGGCGACGCCAATGGCGCCGAATGCCTGTTGGGAAGTGACACCGAGCGTGTCCAGCGCGCCCTGCACCACCAGGAAGTCCCCGGTTACGCGCTGCAGCGTGGTGCTGGCCGTCTCACCTTTAACAGCAAGGGCGCCGAGACTTGGTACCAGATTGGTCGCCAGCTCGTCGCCGAAGTCGCCAAATAGTTTCGCCACCAGTTCTTGGTTTTTCACGTCGTCGCTAGTCAGCTCGACTTTGAACGACTTCGAATAGGCGTCGATTTTGTCCGCCTCGACACCGAGCGATTTGCCGAACCCCTTGATGGTCGCCGCTATCGCCTGGACGGTCGAATCAAATGTTGCGTCCGTTCCTTGATCAATGGCCGCCGTTTTCACGTAGCGCTTATCCGAGCGGAATATGCCGCCCTTTTCCAAGATGTCCGCATAGTTCTGTGCGTCCACGCCGCCGGCCGTGATCGTGCCCTGCAAGCCTTGGCGCTCAACTACCGGATTGGCCCTGCCGAAAAGCTTGGTGTTGATGCTTGCGCCCGTCAGTATGTTCGCCAGCGCCGAGCCTACACCCAGGCTCTGCAGTTGCTTGTTGAGCAGCAGCGGTACGGCGCCCACGGTCTTGCCGAGCGCGTTGGTGGTGCCATTGTTCGGGTCGAAACCCTCCTTCCGAAAGCCATTCGCGGCGGACATGCCGGCGATGATCCAGCCGATGATCGGGATCGCGGCTGCAAACGATGCCCCCGCGCCTGCTGCAGATGTTCCGCCGTAACCCGTTGCCGCCGTGGCCGTTGTTGCCCCGCCCGCTCCCCCGGTTACGCCTGCCCCAAATGCCTTAAAAGCCTCTATTCCGAAGGTATTGCCTAACGTGGATATCCCGGTTCCGATGGATGAAGTGAGGCCCGCGCTAAACCCGCTATATATGGTCTTACCAATAGTGAAGAGATTCGTCGCGCTGCCGAACAGGCTTGCCACACTGCTACCGCCAGATACTGCGCCACCTACCGCGCCTGCCACACCGCCGCCGCCACTGAGACTGGTTCCGATGCTGATGATCCATTTTTTCAGCGTCATCTGGTACAACCAGTCGAAGAAGACATTCTTGAACGTGTCGCGCAGGCGTGTGGCCGCATCCTTGCTGCCGTCCATGATGCTCACGAAGGTGTCGTGCGCGGTCCGGTCGATGCTTTCCCAGAACTGCTTTTGCTTATCGAGTTCTGGCTTGGCCAGCTGATTGGCGTACCAGCTCGCGTAGTCGCCTTCCAGCTTTTTGCGGGCTTCCGAGCCCTCGGTCACGAGAGCGATGCGCTGCTGCCACATGTCGGCGTCGATGGCCAGCAGCGCTGCGTTACGCGCCTTCTCATCAAGGATCGAGTCCGCAGCGAAGCGCTTATTCTCGGTGGCGAGCTGCGTGGCGTAGCCGTAGGCCTTGCTCTGTGAAAGGGTGGCCTGTTCGACCTCGGTGCGGACCTTTGCCTCGGCGCGCAGGCTCTCTATCTCGTCGGGGACCAGTTCCTTACCGGCCGCGCGCTGATCGTTCAGGAACTTCTCCAACTCCCCGTTGATCTTCAGCGCCACATTCGCAATATCTCGCGCGTCAGACACTTTACCGTAAGTCGCGGCCTCCACCTCCAGTGCGCCCACGGCGGCCAGGGTGGTCTCTATGCCCTGCTCGCGGAATTTTTGAATGTCCTTCTCGGTCTGCTGGGTCTTCAGCAGTTTCTCGGTGGCGGCCTGCTCGACCAGCGCCGCGCGCGCGACGGCCAGGTGCGCGGGCGCCAGCTTGAGCTTGCCGCTGGCGAGTTCCTGATCCAGTTTGGCACGCGCCTTCTGGCTGGCCGTGGCGTTCTCGCCCGTCACCAGTTCCAGTTTGTTTGTCTCGATGGCTTCGCGGATGGACGTGATCAAAGTGCCGTAAGCCTCCGTTTCCTTATTCGTGGCGGCCAGGGCAGCCTTGCCAGCGTCCGAGCTTTTCCACGTTTCGGTGGCTAGCTGGGACGTGAGCGCGATGTACTCCTTCTCGCCTATCACACCTTTGGCGCGCGCATCCTGCAGCGCCTGCAGATCCTTCAAGTACTGCTGGTTCACGCCAGTCAGACGTTCGCGAATCGCCACCAGTGCTATTGCTTCGGGTGTGCCGCCGGCACCAGCCGCCACTGCCGCGTTGTACCGCTCCACCACGGCGGTGAGCTCACCGTACTGCCCCCCTAGCACCTTCAAGATGTCAGTGCGTGCTTCCAGTGACAGGTTCGCGTAATCACCTTCGGCTTTGGCAACTTTATCCACCTCGGCCAGCACCTCGGCCAACTTGTTGTCTGCCGGGGTTTCCCGTTTCGTGGTCGGGATGCCTTTTGCGGCGAGAGCGTTACGCCTCTCCAGTACATCGATCTGCTTTTGCATCTGCGCAACGACCTCGACGGTGCTCGCCTTTGTATCGACTACGGTCTTCGCGTTGGCTTCCGCGCTTTTACTGCCATACCAGGACCATGCGGTTGCAGCGATGCCCAGCACGGTGATGACCGCACCTACGGGGCCGCCCAACAGCCCCATGGCACGGCTAGCAAGTCCAATGGATGCCGCACCGACGCCATTTGCGGCGTTAAGTGCGGTCTGCGCCGCAGTTTGCGCGGTTGTTGCCGCTGCGATCTGCACCGACACGCGTGCCTGCTGCTGACCCAGCAATGCAAGCTCCGCGACCATGGCCGCACGCGCGGATTCCGCAGTCGCCAGCTCAGCCGTCGCCAGCCTGAGAGTGCGCAGCGCAAAACTTTGCGCGCCTGCGGCCGTTGCCGCCTCGATGGCGGCGCTTGCTGCCACAATGTTCGCGCGAGCTTGCGCCAAGCGCGCCACCATCTCCTCACGCGCAATCAGGATGGCGGCCTGGGTGGCAGCCCCTTGAGCGCCCGCAGCAACTGCGCCGGCTAAATTAGCCTCAGCTGCTGCAATGGTGGCGGCACGACTGGCATTTAAGGCGGCCACTTCGGCCTGTGCCGAGGTGATTTTTCTGTAGGTGCTAGCAACCCACTCCTCCAACATGGTGGCGATTTTCACCGCACCCAGCGTAGTCGCCGCACCGGCCACCAGCGTGAGGTTGTTCGCCAGTAGCCCGAGCCCGGCCGTCAGCACCGTCACAGTGCCGTTAGCCTGGGCCTGCACGCCGGTGAACTCGAGGACATTGTTTTTCAGGACGGTGAAAGCGCCGCCGATGGTCTGCACCTGCGTTGCTTCTTCGCGCAATTGACCGAGCGCTTTGGGCAGCGCTTCCGCCAGCACTTGGGACGTTAGCTGGCCGTTGCTGGCCATGTCCTTGAGCGCGCCTACCGATACGCCCAGGCCGTCCGATAGTGCTTTGAGCAGACGCGGCGCGGCTTCGCTGACGGCGTTGAATTCCTCGCCGCGCAGCGCACCGGAGGCGAACGACTGCGACAGCTGCAGCTGGGCGCTGGCGGCTTCCTCGGCGGTGGCGCCGCTGACCTTGAGGCTGAGGTTGACGACCTCCGTGATGTCGGCCACGCGCTGCTGGCTGATGCCAAGCTCGCGGGTGCCGTTGGCTATGCGGGCGTACAGCACGCCGGTGCCGGCCAGGTCGGACTGCGCCTCGGTGGCAATGCGCTTGACCGCGTCGTAGGAGGCGGCGTACTCGCTTTGCGACTGGGATGCCAGGCGCAACTGCGCCGTGAGCTTGGCGTAGGCGTCCGAGGACTGGACGATCTGCGCCAGCCCGCCGCCAATGCCGGCCAGCGCCACCAGGTTGCGCGTGGCGGCCTGCGCAACGGCGGACAGGCCGTTCATCGACTGGCTGACGCCCTCGATTTGCCGCCTGGCGCCGTCGGCGCCGTCGACGCTGAAGCTGATTACCGCGCCTGGACTGCTCGTGAATGCCATGTTGTCCTTCCTACGATTTCTGGAACCACTCTTCGAGCGCCGCGCGCTCCATCGCCTGGATCGCCTGGAAATAGTCCCGGCGCGTCGATCTGCGCCGGCCCGGCATGTGCTCGATGCAGACTTGCAGGCCGGCGTAATCGAGTCCGGTGCGCATGCCGTTGTCGGTGCGCCACTGCGTCTGCACCGACAGCCATAGGTTGAAGGCGACCACGTTGTCGGGCCACAGGTGGAATGTCTCCTCGACCTCGAGCGCCGCTTCCGGGACCAGCCCGAAGGCGGCGAACACGTCCTCGAGGCAGGCCTCGGGCGCGGGCTCGTCGGCCTGCGGGACGCGCAGTTCGCCACGCGCCCACAGGCGCGCGGCGGTCGTCAGTTTTTTTGTTTGGCCGCCACTTCCGTGGTGTAGGAGCGGGCGGCGACGGTGAGCACACCGACGGTCGCGAGCATCATGTCCAGCGCCTCGGCGCAGAACGGCGCCGGCTGGCCGTCCTCGTCCAGCACCAGGGTCTGGCCTTGCCAGCCGGTGGTGATGTCGAGCAGCGTCTGCTTGACCTGCTCGTCGGTGACGGTGCCGGCATCGTTGCGGATGCGGGCGTCCCAATCGCGGCTGTCCAATCGTTCGCAGCTCAGCGAGAATTTGAACTTCTTTTCCTTACCGGAGTCGCTCAGGCTGAACGACATCGGCACCATGACGGTGTTCGATACTGCCAGTTTGTAGGCCATATTTGTCTCTTTCGTTTAGGTTGCGGGATTCGCCGTTGGCGGGGTTACTGGGTGACGATGTCCCACTCGT